AACGAACATAGCTAAAGAGTTAAACAACTATGTTTATTCGGATAAGGGTTCAAAGCTTTACGTTGATAACTACAATCACGCAATAGATGGAATAAGATACAACGTAATTTACCACCTAGACAATCCAAACGCAGGTAGGTATTTCGTTCAGTAAACTAAAAACAATAAATTTCTATTATATAGTGTATGAAAGTCAAAATTAAAAAATTAGGAAAGACAGAATCGTTCAAGCTAATTAACAGTTGGTCAGATGTTACTCTGGAAACTTGGCTTAAACTTATTGACTTTGAAACAGGTACAAAGACTGAAGAAGCTACTGAAACAATAGCAGCACTATCAGATATTCCTAAGAAGTTAATTAAGGAACTATCATTGTCAGATGTTGCAGTTATAATGAGCAAGGTTGGAGAACTTCAAGCAAAGCAAGATACAAAGCTTAAAAGGATAATAGAAATTAATGATGTTGAGTACGGATTCCAACCTGACTTAGATAGTATTAGTTTAGGAGAATACGCAGACATTGAGCAGTTCATTAAAAACGGAATAGACTCAAGCCTTCCTGAATTGATGGCTGTACTCTATCGTCCTGTAAAGCTAAAGAAGAACGACATATATATCATAGACGCTTATGATGGAGATATACGGCTCAGAGCAGAAGAAATGAAACAGATGTCAGCGGAACAAGTGCAAAGTGCATTGGTTTTTTTTTACAATTTAGGGAAGGTGTTGTCCGAGATTTTGCTATCATTTTCGATTCAGGAGCTGAAGGAAACGAAGATGCAGTAGCTAGTGAAGACTTCGCTTCTAAATGGGGATGGTTTGGTGTAATGCACAGATTGTGCGGAGAAAATATTAGTAATTAGAGTGTTTGACTTGGCTTAGTTATGAAACAGATTTGAACTCACAAAATAAAGTAAAAAGAAATGGTTAATAATAAGACATATAATAACGTAGTCAATACTTTATTAAGATTAGGGGAGAATCATAGACAAATAAAATCAACTTCAGTTGGAGATATATTTTCCATAAACTTGGAAAAGATGCAGAAGTTTCCTTTGCTTCACATCAACCCTACATCAGTAACGACAGGAGATAGTCAGCTTGTCTATAACTTCCAAATCTTTATTATGGATATGGTAACGGAAAAGGATAATTGGAAAACTAACAGAAGCCAAATAGTATCATCAACAAAT